TCTGTATGCATGACCCATTCTGTTTGAGCTTGCATGTAGCTTGGTAATTTCATTTGTAATCCCTTTCAATTATCATCTCGATAAAATGTATAGCTTTTAATAAATCTTGTTTCTTACCTTTATCACGATGTCTAATTATATATTTTATTGCACAGCCCTCGGGATATAGTAATTCATTTTCTACTACAAACTTACTCGGTTGAATTTTATATTTTTGGTAGTGACTCCCCCCGTGCTGCTTGTCCCATACTTTATTTGTCATGTATGCCTCCTTTTATAGCAAAATTTATACCCACAGATACTCTTTCACATTTAGATTTGTGTGGATTTACCTCATGTCTTAGTCCGTAAGGAAATATATAAATTTCTCCGGCTATAGGTGCTTTTTGAATAAATGAAATAGTATAAGGAGTATCTTCTCCATACAAAAAAGTAATTGCACCAGGGCCGATAGACGAGCTTTTATCTTCCTTTATTTCTTTTTGTAATTTTTTAGGAATGTCAATGTATAACACAGCAGAAAAATCACAGTTACGATGAACATGAACAGGATTGTAATCACCGGGTTGCATATAATTTACCCAAGAAGATTTAACATATAAAAAATCTATTGGTTTGTTATACCAGTGAACATACGCTTCTTTAAACGCTTTTATATAAGGTTGTAATATTTGATTTAATTTATCACTATCAATAGTATATTCGTGTTGAATATTACCAGCTAAACTTTTTATGTGTGATCTTTTAGGATCTTTTTTACAAAGACTTTTTACTTTTTTTAAAATATCATTAGTTAATTTAGTTTTAAAAAGTAATGGACCCCAATAATAAAAATCATACTTAATCATAGTTTATATTCCTTTATTACTTTTTTAGCTTTTAACTTATATAGATTATTTCGTGCTCTTGAAATGCCCACATACCACACTCTATGCTCCTCATCTTGTTTGTCAACACTTTGTTTAATTCCTTTTTGAACTTTACTACTTTGATGCAAAGATAAAATTACATTATCTTCTTCACCTCCCTTTGCTGCGTGAATTGTTGAAACAAATATTCTTGCTTTACTACTTAATTTCTCCCCTGCAGCTAACATATTTCGTATATACAAAACTTCTTTGTGTGGAGCTGCAGTAAATACATCATACCACTCTTTATTTTTATTCCAAAATTTTGCATTAGGTATGTAATCTCTGATGTCATTTATCTCTGAAGGTTCTAATGCTTCTTCTGTTTTCCATTTAGTGTACGCTACTGCAGCATTATATATTCCAACTATAAAACTTTTACCTTTATTGCTTTGATAATATAAATTTTTACGTCGAAGTTCTTCCATGATATTAAGCAAATTACTTTTAGTTCTAGATAAAATTAACCAGTTACCTTGATGTAAGTTAACTTGACCTAAATTATTTATATGTTGAGCTAATCCTTCTACGGGCCGTGGTAAATATTTTTTATGTTTCCTGATGCCTGCTATACGACTAATGGGTATCTCTGATTGTTTTTGTACAGCTTTAGATATCCGCCTTGAATGTTTTAAAGTAATTTCTCTACCCGGTTCTGTAATAAATCTGTTGACATCAGCTCCGGCCCACGCATAGATAGCTTGATCATCATCACCAGCTAGATACATATGTTCCGTTTTAGTTTTTAATATATCAACTAATTTCCATTGTAGCGGAGATAGGTCTTGTGCTTCATCAATAAATATAGCTTTTAATTTTGGTATCTTGTCTTGTTTTTCTATTAATGTTTTAATTAAATCATTAAAGTCCATTATTTCATTTATCTTTTTATATTCTTGTAGAGTGCTAGCTATATTTTTTAAGGGACCCCAATTAATAACTTTTCTATCGTGTTCGTTTCGATTAAATAATTCTTTTATGGCTATGTCCAGGTTAATAGCCTTACCAATCATTTGAAAGTATGGATTGTTACAAGTCAGATAATGTGTTTGTTCTTCATTGTATTTATCAGAATAGTTTACACGAATACCTAAAAGCTTCCCAATTTCTTCGTAATTATAAGGTTGCATAATTTGTTCTTCGTTCATACTCAGGAGATGAAAACAAAACGCATGGATAGTTTGGAAGTAAGGGACTTGTTTTTCCGATACTCCCACCCTATCACGCGCTACCCCAGAGGCTTTTTTAGTAAAAGCAAAATATCCAATCTGGTGATATGGAGTACCAGTTCGAACATATGCTTTTACCCTTTGAAGTAATCTGTAAGTCTTACCTGTACCAGGTGGACCAAATATTTTAGTCAGCTTTGCCATTTGATTTATGAAACGTATCTACTAATTTACCAGTATAACCCATGGTTCCATGATGAGTTGTTTCTCCATCAACAACGGCATGAAATTTAAATCCAGCTTCCCTAGCTAAGTCACAAAATTTTACGTCTTCGCCTAACCAGACTCCATCCTTAAATTCTGTTTCCCAAAAATTATATAAGTATTTACCTGCTTCTTTATTAATAGCATTATAATTTTTTATTTTTAAATCAGGGTGTTGTTGTATTAATTTTTCATAAACTTTTCTATGAATCATTGTTAACCCTGCAGGTCCTCTTTTAATTTCAGTCATTCCTTTGTTATCAATATTTATATTTTGATGATCTGCAAACTGAACAGAATATTTTACAGAATTGTCTTGTGTTTTTTTTCTGTAGGGACAACAAATAAAATCTTTTTCTGCTATTATCATTCTCCCTATTACATCTGGTTCAAACTCTACATCTGCATCTACAAATAATTGATAATCAAAACCGGAATGTAAAAATAATGCCGCTAATATATTTCTAGAATATCCTATGTACGGACATTTAAATGTATTGATTGTTGTTTTTATTTTTGCAGCGGTAAATTTATCAAACAATTTTACCAATGATAAACATGTGCCGACATGCATTTGATCGTATGCAGGTAATGAAACGCATACGCTTGGTACTTTTTTCGTCATACTATCTCCTTTTTATCTTCTATTTCTACTTTTTCGTCTGGTGTTTCTTCACGTTCTAATCCTTCTATTGGTAGTTTTAATACTCTGAGTTGTGGAAAAGATTCTTTGTGATCGCCTTTAGGAAATCTTTTTTTACAATCAAAGTCCCCCTTAAAATGTTGGCGAATTAAGTGAGCTGTCCTATCTCTTTTTTGAGTCCAGTCTCCTCGTTTTAATTCTTCATAAAATTTTTGAAATATAAAATAATAATAATTTTCTTCTATCAATACTGACCCACTTTCAAATGCAGTGTTAGTAGTTGCTTCGGGTCCATTCACATATTCTATTAAAGCTTCTTTTAATATTTCTATAGGATTAGTTCCTATTGGTGGAGGCATATCTTTTTTAGTTGCCCATAATCCCTCAAGTATTTTTTGAAATTCATTTTGTTTTATTATTGGTGGAAAGATACTGGTGCTATCAGCCACTAGTTTACGCATTTGTTTTACTTCATCCATACGACTTATGTTTTTTGCGTGGACCTGCACTACATCATTATTACCCAGCTCTACATCAAAAAAATATTCTGGCTCTGGTCTATAGGTTATTTTAATTAGATTAGATAGTTGCGGCCAGTGAGTATCTCTATTACTTCCTATACCAAATTTTCTTTTAATACACACACCTTTTGCACAGTATGCAGATATTGGTAAGTCATAACATGTATGACCTGCCGTATCTTTTTTCCAAAATTTTATTTTATCTTTTACTTTTTCATCACCCCATATTTCATCATACTGTATAAAATTTCTAGCTGCTTCTAATACTTTTTTATCCCAAGATTCCGGATATTTCTTTTTAGCAAATACCATGTAATTAAATAAAAACCTGTCTCTTTCATCTTTTAATTTGGTGCCTGATTCCTGAATCTGTTTACAGATGACCTGTAGGCATGGTGGTCCATCTTTTAAATCATCTGGTCCACCAGTAAGTTCATCATTTACTTTTTTATTTATTAAATCTTTTAATGATTCTTTTGTTTGTAGATTTGCTTCAACAACATTTAAAAAATCTTTGTATTCTATGGAAGAGCCATCAGGTTTAAGAGCTCTACGCTCTGTTGTTTTAAAGTATGGTAAGTTTATAAAACTACCTACAGTTTTTTCTCCGTTTTGATTCTTACCTAGTTTAGTTTGTTTAGGATATATTTCTGTCTTAGATGATAATCCAAATAGAAATAATAAATTTTGTAATACTTCTCTGATTAATGTTGAAGGTACTTTTTCTTTTGTAAAAATATATATATGTAGTCCACCACTTTTTGATTTGATTGGTATGACGGGTAGACTTTTTTTATCTATGACTTGTAAAAATTTTCCTATGTTAAAATCAGAATAACTTGTAGGGTCAATATCTATTGCTCCAAATGAACATGTGCCTTCATCATCACAAGGTTGTAATCCTATTGATACTTTACCATCTAAATGTTTTTGATAATCTTCGTCTGAAATAGCTCTGTGAGCCCAGCCATAATCACCAGGGTCAATCTTTAACTTACCTGAGTTTTCATCAATGTAACCGTTTTCTACATTACAAAAACCAAAGTCGCGTGTTAATCCTGTAAAATACTTTTTAAATTCTTCCATATCTTTATTAAGGGCGGCTCTACTCTCGCTTCACCGCCCTTCTCGCAAGTGTTACTCCACAGTAACTTTGTTATACTATGTCTCCAGTATTTTTAGGCGCATCGTATTTTGGTTTTGCTGCACCTTTAGATACAGTTTTCTGAAGTTGTTGTGCAACTTCATAAATAGATGCATCATCTTTATTACTGACATCAAGATTTCTAACTCTTGATGGTTTGTAGACATGCCAGCTTTTACTCCCTGCTGTTCTGCCAACAGTTTTTAAATTATAAACTGCTGCAAAAGATGCAGGATTGAAAGAACCTTTATCATCAGAGAATCTAAGATTCTTGATCATATTGTTAAGTTCTCTTGCTGGAGAAAGATTTGACGATCTCATTGGAATGACCGCTGGTTTTACTTCACCATCTGTTACTGCCAATACATAGAAGTAAGCTGTTTTCTCAACATAGTTACCATTCGGTAATCTATATCTACCATTCTTTTCTTCTTTTGCTTCAGCAGGAATCTCGATGTGAGTTCCAACAGGAGCTGATGCACTATCGCCTCGCTCTTGCCATTCAGGGTATCTAGTTTGTGCGTGAGCTATCACTACATCTAAACCCTTATCGCTTTCAATTAAAGATCCAAAACCAGATGAATAAATCATCCCTGGCTTTGCACCTTTTACATGTTTAGCATCTCTTTCATTACATTCCGGAGAAAGTTGATGAAGAATTTTTAAGATCGGTGTTGATACATCATCCGACTTAATTTCTTCAGCTCCTTTACCAGAATCTGCTCTGAGATTGATTGTAGCCAATGCACCTGCATTGGTCTTTGTTGTTACTTGACTATCCATATATCCTCCTATTGATTTGTTAGTCTATTGTTTTGGTTTATTTTTAATATTCGTTTGATTCTTTTCAAACGTACTAAACAACTCTGGAGGAATTTTTCCACCACGTGAATGGAAGTCCTCCAAAGTTAATCTAAGAGTTCCAGCATGAACCGAAACTTTTTGTTCCGGATCATAACCTTGACCCTTTGCAAGGGTAGCATAAGCCATTGCCTTGTTATCTTCAGCTTTGCCAAACCGAACTGTGATTTCATTTTTCACAATATCGCCTAGGCCAGCAGTTCGAAGCCAGTCATATGCTTCAGCTTTTTTATCAGCTTTGATTGAAGCAAAAAATTTATTGCCAACAGATAACTCTGATCCATCTTGCAACTTCAATGTTTTTAAATTTAACTCGTTCATTAAATCAGGAATGATGACACCGCCAATATAATTTTCTCGGTCTTTCAATTCTTTGATTTCATTTTCTTTGTTGATGATTTCTTGCTGAACAGCTTGTAACTTTTCAATCTCTTCTGAGATTTTAGTTGGGTTTACTTGTGACACCTGCGATGGTGCATCTTGTCTAAGATTAATATCTTTCATAATATCTCCTTAATGTTTTAATGTTCTAATAATAATTCGCAGATTTAATATAGAGATATATTTTTTGATGTCAACTTATTTGTGATGAATATTTATTTCTATTGGATAATAGGTTTTTTCTTGACGGTCCCACTTTAATAATTTGTATCTACCATTAGTTGTGTCTGCCACAATTGAACATACAACACCTATGATTGCAGGGTCACCTGATAACAAAAGATAATCTTCTGATGTATAATTTTTTAGAAGAGTTCTAAGTTTGTGAATTAAAGGACCTGGAGATAAAATCATTTGTGAAAACTCTGGAAGCATGGTCACAATATCACCATATTTCTGTGCACCTAAAATATTGTATTTTGGTTCTCCTCTAGATGTACCTGGTATATCTTGAATTAAATAAACTTTAGGTTTA